GGAGAAGAATTCGGGGCCGGCCACTGGACGGGGGTTCGATTCCCCCCATCTCCACATACGCCCCGGAATCTCGTTGAGATTCCGGGGTTTTTGTTGCCCTCGCGCGGTTTTCGCGCCCTCGCCCCACCCTCTCCCATATATCAGGATGTCGCAGGGTGTAGCATTGCTAGTGGCGCACGGGTGGCGCATCCTGTGGAATAAGATGCTGCGCCACTTCCCTACCGAGGAGGCAGACATGAGCGGACGCAGAGCCTTCGGCTCGATCAGAAAGGCCCGCAGCGGACGCTTCGAGGTTCGCTACACAGGGCCGGACGGCGGCAAATATACTGCCGGGCGCTCATTCATCCGCAAGACTGACGCGAGCGCTTTTCTCGCACACGTCGAGGCCGAGATCAGCGAGGGCACCTGGACCAGTCCAAAAGAGAGCCGCGAGCGCGAGCGGGCGCAGGAGGTCGCCGCCGAGCGTGCGGCGATCACTTTCGCGGCATGGTCGGAGCGGTGGCTCGCGTCCCTTGAGCGACTAGGCCGGACCCCTAAGACGATCCAGACGCATACCTATCGGATGAGGCAGCTCGTCCCGATCTTTGGTGCGACGCTGCTCGGGTCGATCAGCGTCGAGGATGTGGACACATGGTATCAGCGCGTCTGGGAGGCTAAAGGCCCTGGCGTCGTGCGACCTATCTATATGACCTTGTCCGCGTGCATGAACGCCGCGGTGAAGGCCGGTCTCATCGCGGCGAGCCCCTGCAAGGTTCCCGAGGGGCAGAAGCACCGGCCCGTCCGTGAGCGCGAACGGCAGGTCGCGACACCCGAGGAGGTCCGCGCCGCAGCCGACTCCATGCCCGCGCGCCTACGCATCGCCGTCCTTCTCGCGGCCTGGTGCCAGACCAGACTTGGAGAGCTGATCGGCTTGCAGCGGCGCGATTTCGACCTCGACTCTACTCCCGCGACGCTCCGGATCGAGCGGCAGGTGCAGTATCTGACGGGGGAGGGGCCGGTCGAGCTTCCGCCCAAAAGCGCCGCCGGCGTCCGCGAGATCGTCATCCCCGCATCACTCGTCCCAGCGCTTCGCGCGCATCTCGATTCCTACGTCGAGCCGGACGCTACGGCCTGGCTCCTCTGCTCGGATCGGTCGCCCCGTCTGCCGCTTCACCCGAATACCCTCCGCAGGGCGTGGGAGCGCGCGCGGACGGATGCTGACATCCCGTGGTTCAAATTCCACGACCTCCGGCATACGGGCCTCACGATTTTTGCGCAGCAGGGCGCCACTCTAGCCGAGCTGCTTCACCGTGGCGGGCACAGCGACGTCGATGTCGCACTGCGCTATCAGCATGCGACCCGCGAGCGCGACGCGGCCTTGGCGTCGCGTATGGACTCGCACGTCCTTATCTGAGTGCTATTGTTTTGTAGATCACATTCATTCCAGGTTGCACTATGCGTCGTGCGCGATGTATAGTTAAGTCATCGGGAGGGACAAGCCCCCCGACCCTCAACGAAGGAGACAAGATCATGAACACCGTTTCTTACATCACCGACACCAACACCGACCGCTTCGGCAACCACCTCATCATCGATGGTGAGCGCGAGACCGTCGAGAGCTGGTTCGAGGACACGCTTCCCGGCGACGAGATCGAAGAGCTGCGCGAGGCCCTCATCGAAGCCGCTGTCCGCATGAGCGGCGAGGACCGCGAGATGCTCGCCTGCAATGGCTTCAAGATCACTGAGCTGCCGCTGGCCTACACCGAGGCCGACGACGCCCGAGTTTTCGGCGAGTACAACTTCGCCGACGGCTCCCGCGACGGCATCCTCAACGCGATCTCCGCCGAGTGCGAGTCGCAGGGCTTGGAGCAGGGCCAGGCGAACACCTGGGAGACGCTCACCGTCCTCGAAGATCTCGGCGGCGACGTCGAAAAGTTCCTCGACTGATTCCCTGACAGGAGGCCCCGGGGCGCACGCTCCGGGGCCTCCCCGCATCACAGAAGAAGGAGGCATGATGCCCCGCAATCCGCTCACGCCAGTCGGCCTGCGATGCCGACGCGAAGCCCTCGGCCTCACCCGCGCCGACCTCGCAAAGATCCTCAACGTCAACGAGGGCGTGATCCGATCCTGGGAGATCGGGAAGAGCGAGCCGCGCGACCCTCTCAGCGTCCACATGATCCTCGGCACGCTGGAGGACACTTCGCTCGAGTGTCTCGATGAGCTGCTCGCGCCCATCGAGGACCAGGACGAGACCGTCCGCAGCCTGCCGACTGCTCTCATTGCCTACGCGACCCAGGCCGACTACGAGCAGCACACGCGATGGGCACAGCGCCTGCCTCTCGCCACCTACCGCGCCTGCGTCGGGCGCGCTTTCCAGCTACTCAGCGACGACGACATCCCCGTCGAGATCGTCTCCCCCTACGACTGATAGGACCGTTCATGACTACTGAGTACCTCGGAACTGCTGCTGTTGCAGAGCGCGTAGGCCTCGCCGTCCCCACTATCCGCTCCTACATCCGTAAGGGACTCCTACCCGACGCAGACGTCGTCATCACTACACCGTCAGGCCCTCTGCGGGGCTGGGCACCTGAAACAATCGACGCTTGGCTAGACTCGCGGCCAGGACGCGGCGCACGCACCGACCTCAGCTCTCCGTCTTTTCTGCCTCCAGAGATTGCTGAATTCTCTCGACACGCGGCAGCGATCCAGTTCGACCTTGTCGCACGCGCAGGCCAACACTCATGAGGCAGGATGTCGACGGCACAATGAGCACCGACGAAGCCCGCGAGCGCGGCTACCTGCCGACCGCCGAAGTGCCCGCCCTCATCGGCGTCCAGCGCGAGCTGCGCGAGCTCGGCAAGACCATGCGACGCGAGGGCCTGCGGCCCGTGCGTGTCGGGCACGCCTACTGGTGGAAAGCCGCCGCCGTCGAGGAGTGGGCAGCGCAGCGCCGCTGGATACGCTCCCCAGGCACCCCCGCCGCCCAATGCTCGACCCCCGGCTGCGACCGCGACGCGATCTCACACGGCCTATGCCTACGCCACTACAAGGCCACGCGCAGCAAGCACGCTGACGAGCCCGCACCCCGCATCGGCCAGCCCGTCGGCGCAGGTGTATACGGACGCATCGGCGAGGACGCGGAGGGGAGGCTCATCTGCCACGAGTGCGGCGGCGCCTACCTCAGCCTCGCAGCTCACGCTTACCTAGCGCACGGCATGACCGCAGCCGAATACCGCGAGACCTATGAGCTTCCCCGCACGACGAAGCTCGCCGCGCCCAGCGTGCGCGAGCGCATCGGGCGCAGCTCGGCCCGCCCTGAGAATCTGGCGCGGCTTGCTAAGGCGCGCGACCCACAAGCCGCCGCCGACGCGCGCACCGACGACACATTCCGCGCAGTCAGCCGCACACAGCGCTCGCGGCATGCAAGCCCGCCGAAACAGCAAGATAGGCCCCACCGCCCAGTTTGAGCGATGGGGCCTTCTGCATCGGCTACGGATGCACGCGGGAAGGGAACGACGCCATGAGGCCGGCCGCGCCCTTTTCGAGCGCGGCCCTAGCTTGGCCTTCGTTCGTGATGATGTGCGCGATCGTCGGCTTCCCAGTCGAGTTGATCCGATTCCACACCTCCGCGCTCGCGGACCATTCCATGCCGATGATGTCCCAGGATCCGAGGTCAGCCGCGGGGACTTCGGCGGGGTAGAGCATTGCCATTGTGCGGTATCCGCGCGCTTTCGCGCGCGCTGCACTCGTGCCCTTCGCGAAAACTTTCCAGATGACGCGGCGCTCGGGATGCCCGCCGAAAGCGGTGTCCAGGTACTCGAATAGTTGCTCCTCGGCCTGCAGATCAGCGGCGTTCCGCTGATCCTCAGACGAGGTCGTCTTATGGTCGATCGCCAGGACGACGTCATCGGGAATCTGATCGACGATGTCACGCAGCCGCATAAACGGCCCGGTCCCCTGCTGCAGAGTCCGCAGCGTACTCCACGGCGTGGACCAGATCGGCAGATCCGTGCCCGGCACGGTTCTCGTTGTTTTCCAATCGTGGATCGCGACGAACTCGGCAGCTTCACCGTGCGGCCCCCGGGCGCAGAGCCGGACGGAGACCTCCAGCGCCTTGAAGCCCGCGCGCAACGAGGCATCGAGACCCCGCTGCGTGAATTCCGGATACTCCGTGCCACTCATCCTATGGGCGATGTAGAAGGGCCGCTGCTTGAGGAATTGCTCGACGACGTCCGTCGAGGCCGGCGTGACCGGAGTCGTCGCCTCACGTCGACGCAGGAGGATGTCTCCCCCGTCGCGACGACGGCGACGGACGACCCCGGGCACGTCACCTCCGTCGCGGCGCCGGCGATAGATCGTCAGCTCATCCACGCGCAATCACCTGCACGCCGATACCGTTACTCCCCTGCACGTTCGGGTAGGTCACTACCAGGTCAGCGGGAGAGCCTGCGGTTCGCTTCGCGAGCGTCACAGTCTGGTAATTCAGACCGTCCTGAGCTGCGAATTCCAGTTTCTCCCAGCCCTCCGAGACCGTGACCTGGTCCGAAGTTTCGCCTGCGCTCGTGCGCTCGAAGGTGAAGCCGAGCGCGAGCCCGGCTCCCGCGAGCGCGGGTGCCGTGCAAGTCTTTGTCTCGACCGGCTCGGCCTGGCGTTTCTTGACGGTGCCGGCTTCGATGGAGGAGGCTCCGCGTACTGTGGCTGCGGCCCATCCGATCTCGGCGTTCTGCGACATTGTGATCGTGATGGTTGGTGCCCAGGGGCCGGTGATTATGGTCGCGCTCATCGTGCCGACCCAGTACGGATCGACGAGGGTCGTCCAGCCCTGGGGCAGGTTTGCGGTCGCGCGACCGCCTTGAGCCTTCTCGTTGATGCCCAGGATGATCTTGTCGCCTGCCTTGCCGTCGAGCTTGACGGTGATTGTCTGGCCGACGACAGAGCCCGAGGCGTGGGCAATGACGGTGGGGCCTGCGGCTGGCGCGGGTCCGGGCGTCGGGGTCGGCGGCTGCGCGGGCGTTGCGGCGGCGGCGAGGAAGTACAGCGCGCCGTCTGGCAGGCGCTGCGCTTCGGCCTCTGTGGCGACGACGGTGATGCCGACACCTGTGAGCGCGGCCTGCAGCTCGGCCTTGGTGGCGAGGCCGGTCAGGTCCGAGGCGTGCGCGACGCCCGCGACGTCGCCCTTCGTCGCGTAGCCGGACAGCTCCGCCTTGGTGGCGAGGCCGGTCAGGTCCGAGCGCTTGGCGACTCCGACTACCTCATCCTTCGTCGCGTAGGCCGTGAGGTCAGCGCGGGAGGCGAGGTCGGCGACCTGGCGAGTGGTCGCATACCCGGCCAGCTCCTCACGGGTCGCGAGGCCCCGCAGCTCAGCCTTCTTCGCGTAGTCGGTGAGATCGACTCTGCCGCCGGCTGCGGCGGTCGCTACCTCTGACTTCGTCGCGTAGCCGGCAAGCTCGGCCTTGGTGGCGAGAGGTGCGACTGCTCGCGCGATCGCTTTATCGGTGCCCTGCCTTGTGTAGATGGTCGGTCGTGCTGCCATTTGTCAGGCTCCGATCTCGAGGGTGTCTCCGTCGCCGGAGAGCGTGCCGGTCAGGGTGAGGGTGTCTCCGTCGCCGGAGATCTCGACGCCGCCCGTACCGGGGACCGGCGCAGGCGTGGGAGACGGTGTCGGCGACGCGGCGCCGGAGAAGATCTGCGCCAGGTCGTAAGCGACACCCGGACGCAGGGAGACAGTCGCTTCGCGGAGCGTGCGACCTGGGATCGCGAGACGCAGATGCACCTGCGTCTCCGTGCGGATGTCAAGCGGGAGGACGATCTGCCCTCGCACGTCGGCCTGCCGGGCCACCGGCCCGCCCGCGAGGACAGCGATATTCTCCCCTGTCCCCGCGAGCGTAGCGACGATGTAGGCCTGCGGCTCGGGAGTGCCGTCAAGCCTTCCGACAGTGCCCGAAATGGTCGTGGTCACTGTTCGTTCATCCTCTCTTCGAGTTTGTCGAGGCGCTCGTGCAGGCGCGCGTGCGCGTCGTGCGAGTGCTCATCGATTGTCCGCTGAGCGGCCTCTCGAGCGACGCGCTCATCGTGGATCTCCTCGGCCATTCGACCGCCTCGTTCGTCGATCCTGCCGACGCGAGACTCCACGGCTTCGAGGCTCTTGCCGTGGTTGCTGAGCGTCGTTTCAACCCGGCCCAGTTGATCGGCGAGCGTGCCGACGTGTCCGGTCAGCTCGCCGATCTGATCCGACACAGCGCGTACTGTCTCGATCGCACGGTCCAAGTCCTCCCTCATATTTGTCGAGTGGTCGTTCGAGACCTGCGCGTCCGCTGAGAGGGCGGCGGCGCGGGCCTCCTCGACGCCCTCGAGGACGTGCGCGAATTTCGCTTCGAGCCAGCGGCGCACCTGGCTTGCGACCAGGGCGACGACGCCCGTCATCGCGACGAGGATCGCGACGACGAGCGCGGCGAGTGCGTCTGTCACCTTCGGGTCTGCAAGCAGCTCAGTCACGGCTGGCCAGCTCGGCCCCGTCAACTACCCGGGTCGAAGGAACAGAATCGGCGGCAGCGCGGACCTCCTCGACGGACTCGCCGCCGGGCGTCACGGCTCCGACCCAGTCAATGATGCTCACACCGTTGACACGGATCGCGGAGAGCACCTGGAATACACTCCAGGCAATCCCCAAGAAAACGCCGGCCTGGGCAATGAGCAGCCGCCAGGTCGCCGGATAGGTGCCGGACACCCATACGGCAAGAGAGACGATGACTGCGACGACGGCCAGCAGGATCTTACGGCGCGTCGGCGTCCAGTACGGACGGTCGAGCGCGGCCTGGACCATCGGCCAGACCAGGCCGACGACGACCGTCGTCAGGAATGGGTCAGTGTGGAGACCGAGCAGAAGATCATTCATCGTCATTCTCCCTTCTCCGCGCCCGCGAGCGCGGTGTTAATCGCGGTGTTGGTGGCCGGGCCGTAGATCTCGTCGTCGTCGACACCGACGGCGCGCTGGAGGTTGCCGACGACGCGGTCGTGCGCTTCGTCGGAGGCGTCTCCCCAGACACCGTCCGGCTCCGTGCCGATCACAGACTGCACGTACTCGATACCGAAGGGGAACTGCCGCCCGCCCCAGGAGCTGGCGGCGACGACGGCGTAAATGCGCTTCGTGGTATCGGGGCCGACGATGTTGTCAGCGGTCGCGCCGACCGCAGCCTGCAGCGCCGTAACGTCGGTGTAGCCCGAGGAGGTAGTCGCGTCGCCGTAGTGAGGTCGGATGACTGCGCAGACCGAGTCCCAGTCTCGGGTTCGGCGCCACACGCCGCCGCCGTTCGACTGCGAGCCAGCAGCGCCGGACGACGTATTGAATTCAATCGTCTGGATCCAGCCGCCATAATTGGCCTCAACGATTCCGACGTGGTCGGCGATCCCGTCGTCGTCCCAGTCGAAGCAGACCAGGTCACCGGGCGCGGCCTGAGTCATCGGGGACACGAGTCGGCCTTCGCGCGCGGCGGCGTTGATGCCGTAGGGCACGTAAGCGAAGTCGCCGCCTGGCAGGACGGACTTCTTCTCCTCATCCGTCGCACACCAGGACGCGCCCATCGCGCAGAAGGGCACGCCGGACGTGCCGTAGTACGCGCCGTGCTTCTTCGCGTACCAGCGTCCGTACTTCGACCCCTCTTTGGGGTCGTCCCAGCGCGTGTATCCGATTTCGCCGGCTGCCCAGGACAGGACGTTCTGTGCGGTCATGCTCATCGCGTGCCCTCCGTCTGCTCGTAGGGAATGAAGATCGGGGCGACGACGTCGGGCGGAGTGTCCGTCGCGGGCGTCATCGACGCCATGAGCTGCTCGATGTTCTGTTCCATTGGTTTCTCCTCTTGGGTGTGGGAAAGCCCCCGGACGGGCTTGTCCGAGGGCGTTAAAGATCAGGTGGTTGTCAGTAGCCGAAGGCCACCCAGGAATAGGAGTGACGCTCCTCCGAGGTGACGCCCGGGAGCATCGGGCGGAAGCCGCTCTTGTCCATAACGTCGATGCAGAACTGGCGGGCGTTCTTGAAGTTCCAGCCCGCCGGGCCGGAGCCGTACAGCGGCGTGATGACGACCGAGACGCAGTCGGTCGGGAAGGGCGTTTGGAACGTCACGCGCGGCATGTAGAGGTTGCCGAAAGCGACCTCCGCGCTCGCCGTCGCGACGCGGCCAGCCTTGATGAGGCCGTTCCGCACTCCCGTCCCCAGGCCTGAGCCGACCGGCATATCTCCGACGGCACCCAGCTCCATCTGAATGTTCGACTCCCCAGCCCATCGCCGACCGTCCCATACGCGAACCGCGTTCAGGTCGGTACGCCAGACGTAGACAGGCTGAGCTGGGGAGGCCGTGAGACCAACGCCCGCGAGCGCGGCGACGTACTGGGAGGCGGCGGTCTCGGACGCGCATGCCTTGTAGGAGGGGATGGAGAGGGAGAGGTCGAGGAGGTCTTGGCGGCGGGCCGGGTCGGTGGGTGAGGGCACCTTGTGTCCGCGCTGGTCCTGATAGCTCATTGTGCGCGCCTTCCTGTGGGCTTGACTGGGAGTGTTTCGGTGTAGTCGATGTGTAGGGCTGCGCTTGCTCCGCCCTTGGTGATGCCGCCGTAGGCAGAGCCGACGAGCGCGAGGCCAGCTCCCGCTTTGAGGGTCTTTGCTAGGGCTGTGATGTCGACCTGTGCCTGCTGCGAGTTGACGTTGATTGTCTGTGTCGCGCCGGTCGGCTGCGGCCCCGACTCCGAGTAGGCGGCGGGCTGGATCACGAGCGACCACGGCGGGACGTGCGACGCGGGCCGGACGGTGAGCAGGGCGCGGGTGATCGTGATGGTGCCGAGGGCTTATAGCTGGCGACCGTATGTGATGAGGCCTCGGAGGCGCTGGCCTGCGGGATTGGCGCCCTGCCATGCGCCGCCGTCGCCGTACCTCGACCAGCCGCCGGTTGTCCAGGTGCCCATCCACTGCGGCGTGAGCACCGCGTGCCTGGCGACCGGCCCTAGCTCAGGTGTTTTAGGGACTGCCGGGAGCGGACCTTCGGGGGACGGGGCAGGCCCTAGCGCGTGGACTGGGCGCCCAGTGTCCGGGTCGAGCAGGACGTGCGCGGTCTTGACGTTGTTCCAGTTGACGGCGGTTGCGGGGATCTGCACTCCCGCGCCGCCGTACAGGGAGACGATGAGCTGGCGTCCGCCTTCGACGAGGTCGATAATCCGCGCGATCGCCGTCGTTGATCTGTCCGACCCATACCTGGGAGGCAGGTCATCCGGCGTGGAGGAGATTAAGTCCATGACGCGGACGGTCATAGGGTCACCTCCACGTCTGTTTTCTGCGTCCCCTTGTAAGTGAGGGGGACTTCGTATGCGGTGACGAGGCCCCAGAGGGTTTTCGGCTCAGCCGCCAGGACAGGCTGTGTGACGATCTCGATCGGTTGATCGAGCGCGACGCGCGGGTCCGGCGCGTGCTCTACAGGTACTTTCACCTTCCGGCGGATCGACTCCGCGAGCATCGCCTCAGCAGTCTTGCGAGCCTGCTCCTGCGAGGTAATGAGCGGCGAGGAGAAGAATCGCGGGACGACACCGTAGGGGCCGTCTGTCCTCATCGGGCCGGTCGTCTGATCCGCGACCGCCTGGAACGCTGGCGCCCCCTCGTCGTGCCCATCCTGGCCGCGCGCGACGACGCGGTTATACACCTTGTCGCGCGAGACCTGAGATGAGACGCCGACGACGGTACCGTCCAGGTCATCTGTGAGCCGCAACTTCGGCGGCGAGACAGGCGGCGAGACCGGCGGGGTCACGTACAGGATGCCGTCGCCGCCCTCACGGATCGACGCCGGCCAAGCCTTCGCAATCTCATACACCGCATCGATACGGGACTCGCCCCAGGTCATCGACGGGCACCAGCGGTCAAGGAGGCCCGTGTCAATGACAACGCCCATGTGCCCGCCGACCAGGCGACGGATCTCGGACGCGAGCGTCCCATTCCACATCGGGGAGAGCGGCGTCGTGAGCCTGTCCTCCTCAAGGCGGTGCATCAGCGACTTCCCCGTCACCCGCACGGTCGAGGGACCGGGATCAACCGCAGTAATCAGGAAGCGCCCGAGCTGTACGTCCCACCAGCCGCCGCCGGGGATCACGGACGCGATCGTCAGGGACACGTGCAGCGTCTGGCCGAAGCAGGCGAGCGGATGCGACGGGTCCGTAGGATCCCAGTCCCTCCAGTCCTCACTCTCACTAGCCGAGCCGACGCGCGGAACCGTAAGAGAGAGCGAGCCCTGCACCTGCTGGGTTGCATCCCAGGCGACCGAGCCGTCCTCGACGGGCACCTCACCGAGGTACTCGTCCCCGAGCCACGACTCGACCGTCGCCTGCAGCGTATAAGCAGACGACAGCAGGTCGTCCGGGATGCGCGCGTCCGGGCCGGTCAGGCTCATCGGTCCTCCTGCCAGATCGTGCGGTCGAAGCCCTCCCACGTGAGGCGGCGCGCGTCGAGCGCCTGCCAGGTGAGAGCGCGACCGTCAAAGTCCGTCCACGTCGAGAGCGCAAGGAGCGTCGAGGCCTGCGGCAGCGACGTGATCGTGCCCTTGATCGTCCACGCGCGCTCCGCGACATCGATCCGGGCGGCGCGCTCCATCGAGACCGACGTCGGCGACATGAGCGTCACCAGGTCAACGTCACATGCGCCCGCCCTGCACTGCACGCAGTGCTCGGGATTGTGGAACAACGCGACGGGTGTCGGCGTACCCAGCAGGAGCTTGAGCGCGGGCGTGTCCTTGAGATTCGTGCGAGCCGTCAGCGAGACCGTGCCCGCACCCATCGTCGGCGCGTACACCATGACCGGAGTCCGCCTGCCGGGCACCTCATGCTCGGTCAGCCGCATCTTCATCTCACGCTGATCCGTGCCCTGCCAGAGCAGGTTGACTGGCATTTTGCCCGCAGTGTCCGTCATCAGCGAGAGCCCCTGCCAGCGGCGCACGACAGGCGAGGACTCCACCTCGATGCCCCGAGACGTCGTCAGACGGTACCTAAATTCCGTGTTGATCGGAGCGAGCGAGTCACCGATCACACGCTGCTCGCCCGTGCCAGTCCACACGCCCGCGCGCGGGATCCACTTGAAGCCCGTCGCAGCGATGCCCTCGACGTAGCATGCCGTGCCCGCAGGCGCGAGAGCCGCCGGGATGACCACCTGCACGCGCGGGGCCTGGCCGTCCTCGACGACCGCGACTGGCTCGCGCGTCATATCGAGCGCGCCCTCAACCTCACGCGAGGACGACAGCCCCTTCGTGCCCGTCCACTGGTGAGTGATCGCGCGCTGCGGGTATCCGATCCGCTGCTGAGGCGTGTCCCCATCGAAGAATGTCGCCGCGTCTGCGACAGCCTCCTCGACGGTCGCAGCAGCGACGATCATGACATCGTCAAGGTGGACCCACCCGGGCTTGTTATCGCGGACGCCCGAGGTGTAGACCTCGAAGCGCACGCGCGCCTGCGTGGCGCCCGCCGGGGCCGCATGCACCCACGTCGGGCGCTCGCCCTCCGCGCTCGATGCCAGCAGCAGCGGCGCGGACGCGACCTGACTACGGCCCCCCACCGTCCATTCGACGCGGACGGCGAGGCCGATCCCCGGACTCGTGCGAACAAGCGCAGACACCGCCAGCGCCTGCCCCGCCGACACGGGGACCACGCCAGGCGTAGCGACCTGCCCCTGCAACTGGGCGGGCACATCAACCACCAGATAGGTTGGTGACTGTCGATCGTGCCCGCCCCACGCAGCAGGATCAGACGCAATCCGGAGCGACGACGGCGCATACTTCGCCCAGCCGTTCGTCCCGTAAGCGAACGACGGGTTCGGGCAAAGGTTGGTCCGCATCATCGGCTCCTTCCTGCGAGCTGCTTCCTACGAGCGAGTACACCCGCACTAATCCCCTCAACATGCGCGCGGAACTGCGCGCCGTCATCGAGGATGAGCTGCACCTGAGCACCCTCCAGCGAGACACCCGCACCCGCACCCGCACCGCTAGCTGCGAGCGCGGACACGTCGGCCCACTGTCGGGCGGTGAGGATCGCTTCGCGCTGGCCTGTTTGATTGACTGCGGCGGTGACTCCGTCGGGGAGCCAGCCGCCCCTGTCGTACTTGCGCGCGCCGCCGTACCTGCCGACGCTGGGTGATCCCCAGATCGCGGTCTTGCGAGCGCTCAGGCCGGGGCGCGGTTCCTCGATCATTTGCCCGTTGCCGGCGTAGACGGCGACGTGCCAGGCGGGCGATCCCCAGTAGAGGAGGTCGCCAGGTGTGGCGGAGCCCCAGGGGACGGGTGTCGAGCCGGACTGGTATCCGGCAGCGGTGAGTCGCGGCCAGCCCAGGCCGAGCTGCTGTGCCGCCCAGTAGACGAGGCCTGAACAGTCGAGGCCGGGCGGGATTGCCGAGCCGCCCCAGACGTAGGGCACGCCCATGAGGACGGCCTTCATTGCTGCGCCGACGAGGCCAGCGCCGCCCGAGATGCCGGACTCGTTCACCTTCGAGGTGAACAGGCTCTTGATGCCGTCGAACAGCATCGGCGGGATGCCGTATGCCACGGACTCCCAGAAGCTGCCGTCCTTCGGGGAGAGCAGATCGCGCGCCGGCTTTAGGACCAGGTTTGCGATTGCTGCGGCGGGGTCGGTGACGATCTCAGCGACCGCCTCCGTCGTCTCTTTCACCCAGTCCAGGGCGCCGGAGAAGCCACCCTTGACGGCGTCCCAGATGCCACCGTCTGCGAAGGCTACTTCGCCGCGGCGGCGTCCTGTCTCTCCGACGGTCGCGAGGCCGGAGCCGCGCGAGGCGTTGACCCTGTCGAGCCAGGGCTTCCCGCCGAGAGCGCGCAGCGCGTCGGGACGGATGATGCCCTCACCGCCGGAGAGGCGTAGAGCGCCGCCCCCGTCCGGGCTGTAGAAGTGGTAGATGTCCTTGCCGGGCGAGTAGCCCGGCGTCATCGTGGAGAACACTCCGCCGGTTGCGTAGGCCGGAATGGCCTTCACGTCGGGGAGCCTCACGGAGAGTCCGACCTTCGCGGCGATCGTATCGAAAGCTGCCTTAATGCCGTCCCGATACACCGTCGTAATGACGAAGTTAATCGGGCGTGCGGCGGCGCCCTTGATCTTCTCGAAAACGCTCTCGACCGACTGGCGGAAAGACTCGAACGATTCTTTCATGCCGCCGATCGCGTTCTTAATTGCCGGAAAGACGACGTCGATCAGGACCGACGATGCGACCTGCACCGCCGACGAAATCTGATCCCACACCGGCTTAATCACCGACTCATACAGCCACGTGAAGGTCGGGCCGAGCGTCGAGGAGATCGCACTGCCAATCGCAGAGAAGATTGGGGACAAAATGCCCCAGACCGTCTGGATCGCCGAGCTGATCCCGTTCCAGGCCGTCACGACGGTTGTCCACAGGCCCTCGAAAGCTAGGCCGACGGTACCCGAGATCACCGTCACGAACAGGTCGAAAAGCGGATACAGAACGTTATCCCACACTGCGAGGATGAAAGCTGAGACGTTCGTCCAGACCGGCTCCACTACATCTTGCCAGAAGGACCAGAGCGCGGGCATGAGCGTGTCGCGGAAAAAGGCCGCGAGCGCCTGCATGGCCGGGTAGATGATCGCCCAGGCCGACTGGACTGCCGACGCGAAGCCTTCCCACAACGGCTTGACGACGTGCTCCCAGAGGGTCTGGAGGACGGGCCATAGCACGCGGGAAATGATCGTCCAGATGCCCATGAGGGCCGGGCGGATGACTGCGGTCCAGGCGAGCGCGAGGCCCGAGCCGATCCCCTCAAACAGCGGCTGCAGCACGGTCGACCAGAAATTCTGGAGGCCCGGCCACAGGGTGCCCGATATCCATTCCCACGCGGCCTCAAGGGACGGCTTGATCTGGTCCGTCCACGCGGTGTAGGCGATCTCTCCGACCGTGAGGAGTGCGTCGCGCAGCGTGAAGAAGAAGTCGACGAGGGCTGAGTCCTCTTCGAGGCCGAAGAGATTGCCGTCGTAGTCTCCGGTGGTTAGGATGCCCCACGCCGACTCGATGCCCGGGATGAGTGTGTTCTTCGTGTAGTCGACGAAGGCGTCGATCACGGGCGTGACGTTGTTCGTCCAGAACTCGGCAATGCCGGAGCCGAGGGCGTTGAGCGCGTTCGCGACGTCCTCGTTCGTGTTGTACAGGTATATGAGACCTGCGACGAGAGCACCGATAGCCACGACAGCCAAGCCGATCGGGTTCGCGGCCATTGCAGCGTTGAGCCCCTCCTGTACGAGCGTTGTGTTCTTGATCCACTCGATGACCGTCGTCAGGACCGAGAAGCCCCAGTACGCAGCGACCGCGATACCGATGCCCTCACCCAGGGCGACCAGCAGATCCTTGTGCTCCTGGATCCAGCCGAAGGCATTCTCGAACATGTCCGACAACCAGCCCATTAGGTCGGTGATCGTGGGCTTCATCCAGTCAATGAGGTCCTTGAAGCCACCCATGAGGGTTGCCTGCAGGTTTCCGGCGGCGTTCTCGATACGGCTCGTGTCGCGGGCGGCGTTCGCCGCGACCTCATCGAAGCCGAGACTTAGCAGCGCTTCGTTGAACTCCTCCGCGCTGATCTGCCCCTGAGCCATTGCATCACGGAAATTCCCCGTGTACGCGCCCGCGTCGAGGAGGGCCTTCTGGATCTTGCCACTGGCGCCGGGGATTGCGTTCGCGATCTGATTCCAGTCTTGGGTTGCCAATTTGCCTGCGCCGTTGACCTGCACGAGGGCCAGGCCAACTTGCTTGTACGTCTCCGCGCTGCCGCCCGCGACGGCGTTCAAGTTGCCTGCCGCTTCGGCGAGCTTGTCGAAGTCCTTGACGTTATTCGCCGCAAGCTGCGACGTAATTCCTTGTATATCCGACAAATCGTAGACGGTCTCGTCGGCGTATTTCTGCGCGGCGGCGCCCAGTTCCTCGATCCGATCCGGATCAATCCCCGCAAACTTCAAGGTGTCCGCGAACTTCTGGGTCGCATCGCTTGCGGCGATTGCCTTAGAGACGAAGCCTCCGATACCGACAGCTGCGGCCATTGCCGCCAGAGGCGCGATCGCGCTCTGTGCGAAGCCAGCCATAGAGGAGAAGCCCGAGCCAGCCTCGCGCGTCCCCCTAGCTGCTCGCTCCGCTGCCTGCGCGGCCTCGTCGAGGTCGCGCGTCGCCGACTCGACAGGGCCGCGACTGCGTCCCGCCTCGGCACCCATCGTCGTAAAGCTCCGGCCCGCACCCTCTGCGGCCTTCTGCATGCCGCCGGTCGCGGTCTGCATGCCCTTCGCCATTTTGTCGACGCTGTTTTTCGCCTCGGCGGCGGCAGCGTCGATAGGCTGGCTGATGCTCTTGGCGACCTGCGCCCCGCTGGCGCCCACACCTGAGCGCAGGCTGTTCGCTAGATCCTTACCGGCGTTCTGCCCGATGTTCGGGATCTGCGCTTTGGCGTCGGCCTCGACGGTCTTGAAAAACCCCTTCATGGAGGGCACGACGTCAACGTAGAGCGTTCCAGCCTTGTAGACGCCTGCCATGATGGGGTCCTCTCTGCAGTTATTCTTCTTCGTCCTCCCAGTTCGGGAGGAGGGCCTTCATCGCTTCATCTCGGAAGTCGTGAAGGTGGTCGGTGCGCGCGTCCTCGAGTGCGAGCTCGACCGCCGAGACCGGACGCGGATAAGGTTCCTTATGGCCGAGGGCGCCAGCCACAAGATCGAAGATGTCCTGAAGGATGCGCACGACGGGGGTCTGCTCGCGCATGCGCGCCTCGGTGTCGTCGGCGGTCGCTTCCGTTTCTGCGACGCTTCGCGCGATCTCCTCAAAACGTTCGGGGTCGTTGAGAATCGCGACGGTCGTCCTGCTCGTCGCTGGGAGACCATCGATGAGCATGAGCAGGAAGCGCCAGCGGCGGGCACGGAACAGGGCCGGGACATCCCAGCCCTGCTCCGCTAAGTCACACGTGATCTGCCTCTCGTATCGGCTTAACCGATCGTAGAGGCGGTGCCTTCCCCCAGATCTCCCATCGCTGCGTTGTAGTGCGCGGAGGCCTGACGCAGCAGCAAAGTGAGCTTGCGGAAGCTGAGTTTGCTGATGAGCATCTCAGCATCTTCCTCGGGAAGCCAACGACGTATAACCGCGACCGGCGAGCGGCTTTCTACCATATCCGAGAGGAACTTCTCTGCCTCTTCGGTCGAGAGCCCCATCGGGTCCGGGAAGGTAATGACCGTATGCCCGATTCCGAAAGTGAACGGCTCGGGCGTCACAGACTTCTCGATCTTCTCGAGCTCGTTGAACGTGAACGTGGGCTTGATGGTGTCAGCCATGATGATCTCCTAGTTATTTGTCTGACGGTTGGTTACTTGTTGAAGGTGGGAGGCGCGGGCAGCGTCGGCTTCTCGCCTCCGTCCTTCGAGTCGTCGACGACCTCCCAGCCCTGCGAGATGAGCTGGTTCTGCTCGACGGCAGTGTCGGTCTCGCGCTGCAGCTTGATCGTGTTGCCGTCGTCGGTCTTGACGTCCTTCGTGAACTTCATGTGCGGTCCTATCCGTGAGGCGATCTCCATTAGGTGAGGTGTGACGGGCGGGCCGGAGGGAGATCAACCCCGGCCCGCCCGAGATCGAGAACAGGTCAGTCGGCCTGCTCGAAGCCGATCGCGTCGCGGTGACGGATCGCGCCGGATCCACCGATGTAGTGACGGCAGGACGTACCCGCCGTCTCATCCATGAACGCAGCAAATTCCAGGTCGAACTGGATCGCGTCGGACGCGGCCCACTTCTCGTCCGGCAGGGATGAGAGCTTAACGCGCGGGTAGCAACGTCCGATCAGCCACTCGTCGGCGGCGGGGCCGTCAGCCATGACCAGCAGGAGGCGATATTCGGCGAGTGCCGGGATCGCGGCCTCGTCGAACACGATCTCACCCGTGGTCTTAGAGGCCTTCACCTGCGACAAGTCGATGCCGTAGACCAGCTGCTGGATGGTTCGACGCATCGGCTCCAGGACCGTGAGCTTCACCGACTTCGGCGCGCCGGTCAGGTCAGATCGGACGGCTTCGGCATAGCCGAGCGCTTCCACGTCCTCCGTCTTTGCATCAGCGGAGAAGGTCAGGCCGTCGGTTGTCACGAGTCCGAGCGGCTGGAAGTCCTGCGGGATCTCCTTGAGGGCACCGCCCGCGTCGGTGATCGCCTCCGGAACCGTCGCCGTCATTGGGGCCAAGAACGCCAGCGCGTTCAGGCCCTTACGGACGTTGGTCGTGCGATTGTACTTCTTCTTGATGGCTTCGATGGTGGTCATGCGAGCCTTCCCTTCATGTCAGTTGATGTCATTCTGAGATTGGCCTGTGCGTGACCGTTGCCGTCATGTGGACGACCTCGACAGCCTCGTAATAAGGCTGCACGCCCAGGAGAGAGTCGATCTCTGCCTCATCTACCCAGCCGGACGCGCCGACGACCGGACGGACGGCGAGCGCCCCCTCGATCTGGTCCGCGAGCGCGGCGGCTCCGACTTCGTCGGGGGAGGCTGGTGTCTTTGCGTAGATTGAGACAGAGATCGTGTCGTCTCGGTCGTAGTCCCCCGTCTGAGTTTGTACGAGAGAGACGTGTGCGAGTGGGAGCGGCCCGTCGGTGAAGCTGGGCTGCAGGACTCGCGCTGTTGGGATGCCGGTCGACGCGGTGATCGCGTCGCGGATTACCTGAACTGCATCTGTGTATGTCATTTGCGGCGCTTCCTCTTTCCCTTCGAGCCGATCAGTTTGCCGAGCGTGTGTGCGCCTGGGACTGGGTTTCCGGCTTTGCTGCGGTGTCCGAATTCCACGGCGAGCGCGTGGCGTGCGTCGTTGTAGACTCTGCCGACGTCGCGTACAGGCCCGCCTTGGTAGAGCGAGGCTTTGGCCGTTTCGGCTTTGTAGGAGTCTGCGAGGTGCCCGCCTTTGTCCGATGAGCCGCGAGGTGCGGCTGCGGCTGCGGCGGCTCTGAGCTGCTCAGCTTCCTTGAGGAGTGCTGGTGCGAGTGCTCCGCTGCGCAGGAAGGCGTCGATCGCTTGCGTATCGCGCTTGAAGCCGCCCACGGCATCACCTCCGCTTGATCGTCACGGACACGCCACGCGGCCAGGGCGCCGGCTTCGACTCGACCTGCCATTTCCCGCCGAGCGGATGGGCACGCGGTACGACGACCGTGTCGCCGACCTCGAACCGCGAGTCCGGCGGGGCGTACAGCGTTGCCTGGTCGTCAGACTGTTCCGACGTCGGCGACTCCAGCAGCCCCGGGACCGTGAACACGCCGGGTGCGATGAGGCACCCGGGGATGAGCCGCGCCGCGCTGTCCTGCACGAGGTAGCCGTCAGCATCGCGTCGCGTGCGGCCTTCTACCTGCACTTGGGTCCGCCACTTCTGCATCATCAGGAGTCCTCCCGTGATGCGAGGAGGTCGATCTCGAGTGCGCGGCCACGGCCCGCGCCGAACGCCCGGCGCTCAGCCTTGGTGAGGTAGAGGTCGCCCGATGGGTTCGCGAACGTGAGCTGCTGCGAGAATGGGCCGGTTGTCTCTGTTGCTGCTGAGATCCCCGTGAGGCCTTCATCAGCGAACGGCGCTGTCATCGCGCGTTTGACGATCGCGCAGATGACCCGGATGCGAGTGCCCGAACTGGTTGCTTGCCAGTTCGGGCACTCGTCCATCACGAGCGTCTGCGCGTCCTCGATGAGCATGCTCACGCGCGCGCGTTCAGCGTCGGTCAGCGGTCGCCAGCGGGCCTCCAGGTCTCCTGGTGTAGCCCAGGGCTCCACGTCAGGCAGCTTCCTTGACGAGCGCGAAGCGATCGGTGAACACGTACCAGGCGTAGACGGTCTCCAGGCGCAGAGCCACCTGGTTTTTCCTCTTGAGATCGCCCTGGCCGTCCGGGTCCCCAAACTGGATCAGCTCGACGGGCAGCTGACGCTGGATACCCCAGCGGATACCGTTCGTGAAGTCACCGACGATCGCGCGGACCTTAGTGTCCGTCGCCTCGGGGGTCGCGGAAACGGTGTTGCCCTGCGCGACCGGGACACTGCCGAACTCGGTGACGTTCGTGCCGAAGCCCAGCTGCGGGTAGCGCTGGTCAGAGGTCTCGCCCGCGCCGTCCTTACGGCGCAGCTCGGACAGCGCCCAGGAGAACTTCGGGTCGAACGCGGCGCCCGTGACCTGCGCCGGGTCCGCGCCGTTCACGACCTGGCCGATAGCCGCGCGGAAGGCGGCATCCGCCTCAGCGGTCTTGCCCTTCATCTCGACGATCTTCGTCGACGCCGCCGCGTAGTTCGTCCAGGACGCGATCGTCGTGCCCGTCAGAGGGTTAATCGCGTGGTAGAGACCGAGATCGAGGGCGCGAGACAGCGCATCAGCGCCGGCCTGCGCGAGCTCGTCGAGGACACCGAGCTGATGATCCTCATCCGCCCACATGACCTCTTGATTGAAACGCATGGTGACCTGCGCCTTGTGGGGCACGGTAGACACAGACGAGAACGATCCAGTGGTCGAGGACTTGTCGGCGCCCTCTTCGACGAACTCCGCCTTCGGCAGGTCGCCGAACACGACGATGTCCTCCTTGCCGAAGCGCATCGGCTTCCGCTGAGACAGCAGCGCGACGGTAGACAGGGACTGCGTCTTCTTGACCATGCCGTCCGCAATCTCGCGGGGCATCAGCACGGACGTATTGGTTGTGTTGAAAATAGCCACAGTTGGCTCCTTCCGAGAAATGAGCGATTATTTCGAGCCGAACAGCTCTTGCGCGAAAGCGCGTCGAGCCGAATCAGCTTCGGAGACACTCGGGGTCGCCCCCTGCGTCGGGATCACCGGCACCGAAGGACGCGCCTTCAACGCCTCCGCGAGCGCGGATGCGTGTGCGGCCAGTTCGTCCTTGGTCGAGCCGCGCAGCAGGTCGGCGGGGACTCCGGCTTCCTTCGCGACGTCGTTGCGGATCTTGTCGAGCGCGGCCTGTGCGTCGATCTGAGCGAGACGGGCCTCGGCGTCGGCGAGCTTGCTCGCTGCGGCCTTGAGGTCGTCATAGTCGGCGTACTTTTCGCGCTCTCGGGCCAGGCGCGCGCCGATGACCTTGTCCAGATCCTCCTGCGTCGTGATCGGCGTGAAGGCGTGACGGTCAGCGCTCGGCGCCTGGGTGTCGGGCACCTCCGCTGCGGTTGCTTCGGTGGTGTCGGCGTTGGTGCTGGTGTCGGTGGTGTTCATGGTGTCTCCTGGTTGTCCGTACTTGTGCGGCGCCCGTCGGCGCTCATGGTTCCGCGATTTGCCCCTCGCGTAGGGGAAACTCAGTCGCCGTCAGATGCTTCTTCTGTCGGCTTTTTGCGCCCGCCGGATCGCTTGCGCGTGTCCTCCTCGAACTCGCCCGCGTCGTATCGCTTCTTGATTGCCTCCGGGTCATAGCCCGCGATGCTTGCGGGTTTGCTTGCCCATGAGGGGACGACCTGGCAGTCGCAGTGCGCGTGGTATCGGTCGAACGCGCCAGCGGACTTTTCCGAGGCGTAGATCCATCCGCGCGAGGCGAGCATCATGCAGAACGAGCAGGTGACCGCTCCGGTCGGGACGCGGGCGAAACGAACCTTCGCGGGATCCTTCGCCGCGGCGTCTGAGACCGTCTGGCGCGCTGAGTTTTTCACCCAGCTCTCCGTCGATTCAGACAGTGCCTCCAGCGATGCCTCAGCGTCTCCGTCGCGGGCCAGCGGGTTCAGGGCGCTGCGGATCCTGGCATGCACCGCCTCGATACGAGGCAACGGCGCAGGCTTCGGCGTGTAGTCGCCGCGAGCGCCAGCCGTACGTCGCAGGCGGTCGTACCACTCGACGGCGAGTTGCCCGCCGATGTTGCCGTATGCCTGCACGAGCTGGGGGAGGAAGTCCTCCAGGGCTTCGCGGCATGCGACGACGTCGGTCGTGTCGAGCTTTTTCCAGAATCGCTCAAGGTCGCGTCTCGCGAGTCTGGCGCATTGCTTCTGGGCTTTGGCGAATCGCGTGATCTCTTTCCTGGTTCTTGACACGCGGTTCGCCTCTTCCCGTTACTTCGCTTCGAGCTTGTCTGCGTCGGCTTCTGGCATGCGCAGTGATACGGGGACAGCGCCGGTAAAGCGCAGTCCGTCGAGGCCGAGCCTCAGCGCCGCGTCTTGCGGCTCGATGCCTGCGCGGATCGCGACGCCGAGCGCGTCGAACTTTGCTTTCAGCGCGACGGGATCCTCAGCTCCCCCCCCCCGCTTCCAGCGGCTGCTGTTCGGGAGCGGCGGGCGATTCGAGGTTGCCGGCGCCTGCGAGGCGTTCGAGGAGCGATGCCGCCTTTCCGGGCGCGTTCTCCGCTCGGACCTGCTCGATCTCTGCCTGCGTGAAGCCCGCGCGGCGCAGGCCGACTGTCGTTGTCGCGACGTCCGGCAGCGCGGATGCAATCTTCGAGATCACGTCAGCGCTTGCCTGCGGGCTCACGTAACGGGTCGGCGTGTAATTAATTGCCATGTCCCACGATTCCTCGGGAGGGGCCGTGAGTCGGTCGCGGATCATGAGGACGTCCTGGAGGAGGCGGCGCAGCGCGGGCGTGAAGATCCGCCACTGGTAATCTGCCTCGTCGGACAGCTGGTACTCAGCGGCCTGCATGGCCTCAGCCGAGGCCGGGTTGTCGCCGAAGATACCGACGGTGCTCATCGGCAGGTTCGTTGCCGCGCAGAAGTTCTGCGCGAGCTGGCGATACATCGCGAGGTGTGGCTCCATCGACAGCTGCGTGAACTGGCCGACCGTCGGCGTCGAGCCTTCCTCGTTGACCGTCAGCGCGAGCAGACGGCCCGTGATCGCCGACCACCGCTCCATGCCCGTGAACGCATCTTCGGACGCGCCGAGGACGTACCGCTGCGGGCTGGAGAAGAATTCAGCGCCGGTCTCGGCACGCATCAGTGTGCGCACCGCCGCGTCCGTCAGATACCGGACCTCGGTCGTGATCCGCGAGCGCCCGAACGGTCGTCCGAGCTGCGGGTCATACACCAGAGGCTCGACGAGGACGCGGCCCGTCGGGTTCTCCATGCGTTCCATGTGCCAGGCTGCGGAGCCTTGCTGGCGGGAGAAGTGAATGATGTACGAGCGCGTGTACATCGTGGCGCCCGTGATGGTGTTCTCGTACTGCTCGGTGCCCTCAGCGGTCGAGGCTTCCAGGGCGAGCGCGGCCTCCAGTGTGCGCGTGCGCTGATCCCACAGCGCGGTCGTCCACTTTGCATCGCGAGCCTGGATCATGACGGGCGGCTCACCGCGCGTCACGTCACCAGCGGCGACAGTCAGGAATGACACCGAGTGCTTGTAGGCGCTCGTGATCGCCTGCGCGAGCTCCGTCTCGAATTCATTGCGCGCGAGAAGCCCGGCCAGGTCGTAGGTGTCGGTCAGACCGCCGACGGTGTAGCCCTCGAAAACGTGCTTTCGCGCGAGGGCTTGCACGGCCTTCTGCGGCCAGCCGAGAGCGGCGCGCGTGCGCTGCATCTGCGGCGGGATCGAGATGCCGAGATCCTGGAAGGCGCGATGCCCCTCGTAGTACACGTCGAGCAGCGCGTTCTTCGTCTGCTTCGCCGTGATCCTGTCCTGCATGAGGTGCAGCTGGCTCTTCTCGGTTTCAGTCAGCCCCGGCAGCGCCGGGATCCTCGTCAGACTCATAGGACGATCGCCCTCCTTCCAGTTTTCCCTTTAGGCCTACGTCTCGTTGTCTTGGCTGCGTGCAATGCCGCCGATACGGCCTCTAGCGGTGTCTCGTCTCCGTCTGGTGTCGATGCCGACCACCCGTAAGCTCCGTCGCGGCGCCGGATCTGCCGGTCCACGACAGCCACCGAGGCGTTGAGCGCGTCCTCCGGCTCTCCTGCCGGGTGCGTGACCTGGCCAGCTCGCAGGCCCTCAAAGAGCAGCCCGCAGGCCTCGAAGTATTCACCCGTCGTCATGATGTGGACGAGGCGTTTCGGCACGCCCCGCATGTCCAGCGCGTCCGACAACGCCGCTGCGCCAGCGCCGCCGAGAAGATTGATCTGCGCCGTCCTGTCGACGCGCTCGGCAAGCCATTCCGCGAGCGCTGAAACGCCCGCAGCGGTAGACCCCGTGTAGGTGTCGATTGCGTTCACGTGGAAGCGCGCGGACGCGCCCGTGCCTTCCTTCATCGCGCCAGCGAGCGCCATGCGCTTACCGTCGGCGCTGAACGAGACTCCGAATGAGCGGATGCCGTCCTCGGGCGCGTCCGCGACCGTCGCATCCCACGTCGCGGAGTCGATCGCGCGCGAGGCTCCAGCGTTCGCCGGCCACATGCCGAGGCGCTCTCGCTTGAAGCCTTCTTCGTTGAGCGTGCGCCGCTCGTTCTCCACGAACGCTATCTTCATGCGTCCCGCCGTGATCGCTGGGTTCGTCGCGATCCACACGCCCTTGTCGTCGAGGTTGACAGGCCCGTCCGGGTCCGCCGACCATTCATGCCAGCACATCGGGCCGGGATGTTCCGAGAGGCCCTGCGTGCGCTGGCGCGTGAACACGGCGCCGGAGGCGTTCGGTCCCGGCGGCGTGCCCGTGTAGAGGATCTGCGAGTTACCGAGGTCGCCCGCCGAGCCCGTCGAGAGCATGGCCTCGATAGCGTCCTCTGTCAGCTCCTGCGCCTCGTCGAAAACGATCACGTCGGCTGTAAAGCCACGGCCCGATGACTTCGAGCGCGCGATGACTCGCAGCTCCGCGCCGTTTGAGAGCGTGATCGATTCCTGGCCGTTGACGTTGCGGACGTTTGTCACGAGGCGGTTCAGCTCGGGGAAGTCTGCCGACTCGTCGTTCGCCTTATTCCCGAAGAAATGCTTGAATCGCCGGTAATGTGCCTGCGCTGTTTTGACCTCGTGCGCGGAGTGAAGGATCTTCTCTCCGAGGAGCACCATGCCGAAAAGCTCACGGATCTCCAAGAGTGCGTTCTTCCCGTTCTGGCGCGGAACGGACAGGCCGCAGGTCATGTGCTTCCACTCGTCCTTTGTGGACGCAGCGAGCCAGTCCTCGAGGACGAGATTCTGCCAGGGGTCAGGGGTTAGCCCAAAGTTCGCGGCGAACTCTCCGGCGAGGTCCCCGAAAGTCTTTGCGCGTCGCTTAGCGGCGACCCGCACCCGAGGCGTTTGACCGTCGCCGTGCGAGCTGGTCCTGGAAGTTGACAACGTTGTCTCCCTCCTCCTTCGACTCGACCACGACAGCCGGGCCGGCCAGCTCAGAAATCAACGCCCGCGCCTCACGAATCAAGGGCGCACGCTTGTCAAACTCCGCATACTCAATCGACTGCAACGTCGCATCGAGTAGCTTGCTGCGATGCTCTCGCGCGTCGAACGCCGGAACCTCCGGCGCCTTCTTCGCCGCGGCCTTCTTCGCCGACGTCTTACGCACGCGAGCGCTCGCCGCCTTCGCCTTCTTCTCAGCCAATTCCAACCCCTTCAATCCCGGGCGAAACCGCCGAAAACGCCTACCTTCTACCCCACATGCCCCATAAACGCCCCAGGCGAGCCGCCCCTAAACGAACACCCCCGACCGCTGTTTTTTCGCGACACCCCCTGAAATAACGGGGGGGTATGGCGCTAAGCGTATCGGGGGCTACTGGTAGGCGGGGGGAGGGGTAATCCCCCGTGCCTGACGACTGAATCTGTCACCAGTCTACGTCGACGGAGGCCGCTCTGCGCGGTTTCACCTTCGGGCGCGTCCCGTCTCCGCGAGATTGATTGCACCTACGGCAAAGGACTCGACCATTTTCGAGCGTGTTCTTTCCGCCCCAGCGGACCGGCAGGATGTGATCCGGCTCGGCGGAGTTCGGCTGCAGCCCGCGCGTGTAGTCCAGGTGAACGCCGCAGTGTGGGCACTGCGCGATGCCGGCGTCGCGAGCTGCGATCAGCACTCGCTTGCGCCAGTGCTTGTACTGCGCAGTGCCTGTGCGTGAGGTCGCCACGTTCGACCACCTCCCAGGTATGCGGAGACCCCCGCTCCATCGGGGCCGAGAAGAGCGGGGGTCAACGCATGTGCGCGGATGCCGTATAAGGTAGAAGCCCCATCGCTTACGCGCGGGGCCACGTTAGCAAAATACACCGTGACACCCTCACGCGCAAGCGACACGCGCTACGAGCGGGTCAAGTGCTGGAGAGCAAGAGTCTCAATATCCCCCACCCTGTACAGCCGGATGCCCCCTTCCCTCGATGCCGGGGCCACCCTCCCCCTTTGCTGCCACTTCCTCACGGTCGAGTCCTTGACCTGCACGCCTGCCAGTATCTCGGCGACGCGGGTCGCGCGAGTACGAGGCAGCAGAGATTCCCTCGCCTTCGTGATGAGTCGCTCCCAGGCGTCGGCGATCTGCTCGACCGAGTCGCACTCCCGGCATGTCGTCGTCTCCTCATCGGGGTCGCGGACCAGCAGGTCCGCGCCGCAGGCGCTGCACTCTCCGACGAACACGAGACGCTGCCGGCCAGGGGATGCGAGGCGCTCAAGGCGTGCCACCGAGTACAAGACCTCATCCGCGCATTGCGCCGCCTCGGACCAGTGGCGCAGCTTATCCTCATGATTCTTGAACACATCCGCCACGCCCCACCAGTTGCCCTGCTTCACCCAGTAGGACGGACCCATCACGTGCGACAGGAGTAGCGTCGCCCAGGTGAGGATCGAGTCGCACATCTCGTCAACCTCGATCATGAGCGCCAGGTTGAGAGGAGCCCGCGACGACGGGACACCCGCGCCGCCGACCTGCTCACCCATGCGCACGCCGTGCGACGCAGCATAGGCGAGATCGCTCATCAGGCCGGGCATCGATGCGGTCGCCACGCGGACGCGGGCAGCGCCGCCGCGCGACAGATACTCGCCGTCAAGGAGAGGCTCACCCGTCACCGGGCAAACCCTGCGGTCGTCATGGTCAGTCATCGTATCCCTCTACCCATGAGGAGAGCTGATCGCGTACAGACTCGATGAGTCCGCGCCGCGCGAGCATCGATCCGCCTCCATCGTGCATAAAGACAGTCACCTCTTCTTTGCCGGGGGCCATGACCTCCGCGCAGACCACCCAGGCCCCAGTTACTGCCTGGGCTCCGTGTCCTGCCTGTACCAGTGCTGAGAGTGCATCTTCTACCTTGCCCCTCAGCTCTTCTTCCTCACTGTTCATCTTCTTCTCCTTCTACGGTTCCGCTTGTTGGATTGTTGCTGAGGTGTGCGCGGGTGCCCGGCCTGGCCCTTCCCGGCCTGGCCCGTGCCTTCCCTTCCCTTCCCTGCCCGGCCCGTCCCGTCCCTACCCGACCCGAGAGTATTCGACCTGATACCCTTCGACGTCGAACCGGAGT